CTGCAATTTCAATAATCGCATTTTCTAAAGAAGTTTCATTAAGGTCTGCTGCTGTGCTAGGTCTATTAGAGTTTTTACCACCATTTACTAATGGGTGACCATCACCACCAGTTACACCATCTCCATCAGCAGTAAATAAGTTTACTCCGTCTCCAGATTGGAAACTGTTAGTAAACCCATTATTGAGTGGATTCGCAGCTTTAACTTGCTTAGTGTAAGCCATAGCTCTTGCGAGTGCTTTAGTATATCTAGCAGATAAAGAATCGTAGAGGTTATCTTCGATTGCTTCTTCTGTAATAGCAAAACCTAAAGCAATGGTTTCGTGGTTATATCTTGCTGTAAAGCTCTCTTGTGCTGAATCGTAAGTGATTGCAGAACCTTCGTCTTTAACAACCGCCTGACCAAATCCACTTAACTGAACTTCTTCTTCGAATGAACGATCTGAATTTTCAGTTTCATAGATCATGGTGTGCTCATCTTCGTACTTTTCGTACTCCAACCCAAACAAAGCGTTTAGTCCGGGTAGGAGTTCTTTTAACATTTGTGCTCTTGAAATAGCCATATTATTCTCCTAAATTAAACGCCAGTTGTGTTATCGAGTTGATGTCCAACATTAAATTTAACGATGACATCGGTGAAAGAATCACCAACAGAACTATCGGGTCCGTCAACGAACTCCATAATTCTTAATGGTAATGTATTGGTTGTAGCAATAGTAGACGCATCTACTGCGTTTTTACTACGACCAATCGTAGTGCTTCCTGCGGTTTGAACCACAGCAACATTGTTACCTAAAGCTGTTTGTGCAAGTGACGCATCACCTTGCATTTGCATTTCTAGGTAAGGATCATCAACAACATACGCACTAATATCACTAGCAACAGTTGATGCTGGATATGTCTGTGAGAATGTTTTTTGATTTGTATTTGGATCAGTGTATGAAACACCTACAAATACGCCTATGGGAGTACAAGCAGTAGTTCCTGTGTCTTTTTCAACAGTTCCAGAACTTACTATCTTTACAAAATCTCCATAGAATATAGCGGTACCATAGTTGGAGGCTATTTTATAGTGTCTAACTTTTCCTGTGAAGGAACCGCCAGAACTAATACAACCTACAGGCTCGGCACCCATTGGGGTAGCTGAACTAGCCATATAATTCTCCTAAAAGAGGTTAAACAACAGCCCCAAGTAAAATATTAAGTGTTACTTAGAGCCACCAAATGTAGTCCTACTTTTGCGATCTGGTTGTAACAGAGGCATACGAGGATCATTTTCTTTCATAAAGTTATTATCAACGGCTTCCATTTGCTCTGCGGACATTTTTCTGTAGTACTCATCTCTTTGCTCCATAAGCTCTTTTGGAGCTTTACAAAGTAAAAGACCACCTACTTCCAAATTACCTTTACTAGCCCACTCTGAATCCACATCACAAACTAAGTGTAGTTCAGGGTGATCCTCTGCTTTCACAGGCTCCCATCCTTCTCTAAACTTAGAGCTAACATTAGTATTATTAGGTTGCCCTAAAACACTTGTAGCTACCCACCTAAACACCCATCCGTCTTGCGGTGTAGGGCTAGGTAGTTTCGATTGTGGTTCCCAAGATTGGGTTCGTTCAGAAGCCTCTCTGGACTCCGTCTCTCTTGCTGCTCTAGTAACTTCTTCAGTTACTTTATTTTCATCTGCCATTATCTATTCTCCTGTGCGAGTTGTTTGGCGTATTGCTCTGGTGTTAAACCCAAACGCCTTGCGAGGGCGACTTGAGTTGCTGTTAACTGAACTTTGCGAGGCATAGCACCATTGTTTCTTGTTGCAGGTGCTACGACATTCGATGGCTTTTTTGAGGTCTCAGTTTCCACTTCTTCCTGAATTACTTCAGTTTCAGTGGCTACAGCACTTGGTTTACCCTCATAAAGCTCAGGAAATCTTTGGCTCATTCGCTTATCAATTTCCTCGTAATACTGATCACTGTTAGGATTAACTCCTTCAACTTTGATTAATCTCTCATGGATTCCATAAGCATAACCTGTTGCTTCAGGATAATCAGGATTACTAAACCATTTATTATCTTGCAACCATTTTACTTGCCTACTATCTAAGGCTTGTTGTGGTGGTTGCTGAGGTTGTTGAACAGGTTGCTGTGCTTGTTCTTGTATTGCTTCCTGTTGCTGTTGGTAATAATTTAGCTTTTCTGTAGCAGATTTTAAATCAACTTGTGCTGCAAGTATCTTTTCATTTGCTGCTAACATAGCATCGCTATTACCAGCTTCATAAGCCTCTTTAAACTCAGCTTTAGCTTTCTCTAACTCAGCCGTTGACTTAGCAGAAATTTGCCCTAAAAGAGCTTCTTCACCTTTATTAATTAAAGCTGATAGCCTTTTATTTTCCCCTTGAATCTTCTGAGCATAATTAACAGCTTCTTCTCGTAAACGATCTGATGCTTCTTTGGCTCTTCTTTCTTCATGGTACTCATATTTGAGTTTATCAATTCGCTTTTGAACTTTATCGTTAATGCCCTCTATTTCTTCTTCTACATCATTCTTTGCAGTTTCTACTTTAGGGGGCTTACGATCTTCAGGTGGTCTATCGTCAATGACTTCCACCTCGACTTCTTCATTTTTGTTTTCTGTTGAGTCATCTTTGCTTTTACCGATTTGATGTTTGACTCCAAAAAACTTTTCTTCTTTGGAAGTTTCTACAGGTTGTTCTATTGGTTCTACCTGTTCAACTTCTTGATTTGCGGTATTATTTTCAGACATATTAAATTACCTTTACTATTCCTCTTGGGTCTTGAACAACAGCTTCTACACTGTCGTCATTAATTAAACGAAATTCTTTTCCATGCACCATAAATCTAGTGCCTGAATAAGAACGCATAATAATCCAATCGCCCTTTTCACAATAAGGACCATTTGGAAATCTGTTCTTATCTTGATAACAATCATCACCCATTTCTAAAACAAACCCAACGATAGAACCAACTTCTTCCACTCTACGAGTTTCAGATGCTTTAATAATTCCACCTTTGGTAGTTTCTTCTATATCGGGTAATGCGATTAGAATTTTGTAACCCTTTGGAACAGGGAGTTGTTTAGCTTTGTCTGTTGCTTCAACCTCTTTGGGTTGAGTATCCTTTGCAGGTTCTGTCATGTTTTCTCCTTTGCACTAGATTAAGGTCTAGGTCCTTGCGTCAGTTTTGACGATTTACTATTTCTAGCAGATCGAGTATATCTCTTTCTACTAAGGCAAGTCCAGATATCACACCTGTTAGATATCTGTATTCCTCAAAATTTTTACATCCACCGCCAGATAAATGATCAGCATGTTCATTCATATGCTCACGAATCTTCTGTTGTATAGCTTCTACTATATTTTCAGTTGATCCACTCACTCATCTTCCAGTAATGTTTCTGCTATATCTCTACCTATCTTAGCACCTTCTATTTGCTCTTTGCTAGATATTTTTTTATTTTCTGTAGCAGCTTTTAATCCGATGTTAGCACCCGCTATGCGTTCTTGTGAAGCAATTCTTTCTTTTTCTACTTCATTAGTTGCTTTAGCTTTTTCTAAATCAAGAGCCAGTCTTTCAGCATCAGCTTTCATTTTTCTTTGTACTTCAGCTTGTCTGATATCTAGTTCTCTTTCTCTTTGTTGTAATACAGGGTCCTCTAACTGTTCTCTTATTTCTTCTTGTCTTTCATCTGCTTGACTTGAGGCTAATACTCTTTCAGCAGCTTCAGATACAAGTTCTGATAAACGCAGTTCAATATCTTCTGGTAGCGGTTCATCAGGTGGTGGTAGCGGTGCACCAAGTTGTTTTTCAATTTCTTTACGATATTGAAACGCTATATGTTCTGTCACATGCTCTGTAAAGGCAGCTAAGATAGAGTTAGCATTAGGGCTTTGTCCTACCATTTCTCTCATCTTAGGATCGTTCATAGCAGCCATATGCACTTTAATGTGTGCTTCGTGATCCTGATACATAAACGCTTTAACAGGTTTTCTGTTTAATAAGTTCATGTTTTCTGATACTGGATCAGTTGGTGCTATCTCAGTTTCAAGCGGTACAATCTTATCTGCATCTCTAATGCCTAATACATCCAACATCTGTCTATGGAGTTCTTCCATGTTATACATCTGCGGTGCTTGTTGTGATAGCTGTAGTGCAGCTTGATACTGCATAATCTTTTGTGCTTTTGTGGAAGCATTAGGATCAGATACAGGAATTACATCAACTCTGCCATCAAAATCCTCTTTAATTAATTCTTTACCCTTAATGTTATAAGGATACTCTGTAGGTCCATAATCAAAAATAATCTTAGATAAAATTCTAAGTTCATGCTTCATGGAGTTATGAATCCTGCTTTGTACTGATCCTATAACTTTCAGTGATCTTTCTAACAATGCGAGTGTGGTGCCGACTGGAGCTTGGTTATTCATGTCTGAAACTTTCATATCAGCCAATGAAGCAAACCTTCTACCTTCTTCAACTAAATTTTGAAGCAGGGAGTATAATGTCGTAGAAGGCTCTTTGTAGGGGAGAAAGGTAATATTATCCTTTATCGCACCACCCGGCACATCCACATCACGAAACTCTCCGGGCATGATAGGTGTATCATCGCCCTTAATTCTTAAACCTCTTGATTTTAAACCACCCGGCAGGTTAGATAATGTACCTGCATCAACAAGTTGTCTTAATAAACTTGTAGCTGATTTAGCTATACCACCAATTAAATGTATTAAACCAAACCCATAGAATCCCATTCCGGGTAGGTATTGATAGTGAACAAAGTGTTGTCTGCGTTTCTTCAAAGGATCATCTTCAATGTAGTTCCTTCGTATCGCTAATATCTTGCCTGATTGATAATCTAAGGTAACAACATAAGGTAATGCTATGCCTGTGACTTGTCCGTCTTTTCTATCTTCAAAACCTTTGAGGTCTAAATCTACCATCATTTCTAAGATGGTATGACGATTATCATTCTCGTATGATTGTCTTTCACCTGTTAGTTCGTTGTACTTTGACTGAATCTTAGTTAAATCATCTGAAGGTTCTTGTAAATCTACATCTCTGTAAAACCCTATAACCTGTAACTTTTTAATATCATTCGTGCTTTTCTTCATTATGTGAGTAGCACGATCACAGGTTGTTAGATCAGATGCACCATAACTTACAACAAAATCTTCTGCTGGAACAAACATACTTGCAGGTCTATCTAGCATAGGATCAAAATAAATCTTTCTAAAAGCAGAACCTGCTAAGGGAAGATTGAATAAAAGTTTTTCTGTTTCAGTGCGATACTCTGACATTTTATCTGTCAGTAAGTAATTAAGATAATCTTTAACTCTAACAGATTGATCCTGACTGCCTTGATCTATCTCACCTACAATCCTGACATCTACAGGACCTTTAGCTGGAAACAACTCAGTTATAGTTTCAGCTTGGAATCTAACTACAGACTCTGTTAGTAATGGGTGGAATACACCACAAGCACCCTGCCAAGGCAAAGTTCTTTCTTCTATCTTTAGCCCTAGTTGGTCTAAACCTTTAGTGTAAGTATCTTCCCAATCTTTGCGTGATTCTTTATCAGAATTAAAATACTGTATTAGCTCTGAGGCTAATCCTTCTAGTTCATCGTCTTGCATGAACTCAGCTATGTTGTCGCCAAAGTTTGGGGTGCCTAACTCAGCACCTTCTTCAAAATCTATAATCATCCCCCCATCTTCAGTCAGTAATGCGACCTCATCAGGGTTAGTTACTATAACTTCTAAAGGAGAATCCTTAACTATCTTGTCTGGGGTTTTTAATGGTTTTTCTGCCATTCAATCTCCTAATAATAATTCGCTTCTCTTGGGGGTAAATCTTCGTCTGGCTCGTCAGAGTCTAAACCAATAAACCCACCTTGTCTAAATCTAATCAATGCTTGTGTAGATGAATCCACTAAATCGTCATGGTCACCAGACGGGAAAGAAGCAAACTCTTCGATCACTTCTTCTGCAAACTTCCTTTCTGGTGCCCATACGATGCCTGAGGCAAACAAATCAGCGACAGCATTAACCCTAGCTATTTTATCATTTCCTCTGCTTGGGGTGTACTCTGAAACAGGAATACCCATTTGTCTTAGTTCAAATATTAAAGGCATACCTGCTGCTTTGGCTTCAACAATAAATGCTTCTGGTTGCCATAGCTGATACATATCAAATGCTTTTTTCTTTAGTTCAGGAAACTCCAATCTATCCTTGAAAGCATCTAATAGTATTACTTGGGGTTGTGTTACCCCCGTATCGTCTGGTTGATAGAAAACACCCCATGTCGTACAAGCTGAGTAGTCTGAACGCTGTGTTTTTAAAAACGCAGTATCCCATGACTGTATAACAAAGTCGCACTGTGGGGGATTGTCGTACTCCCAAACACGCCACCATTCTCTTTTGATGATGGCTGATTCTTCTGCGGTAGGGTTCTGCTGATATTGAGCAGACCATTTAGCTAAAGGCAGTTCTGCTCTTAGCTTTTCTAATTCTTTAATATCCCAAAACTCTTGCCACAAACTTTTACCTGAGGGCAAGATAGCAGGGAACTCTATAACTTCCCATTCATCAGAGCCGTCTCGTTGTGCAGAGGCTTTAAGTATTTGTCCTGTTAAATCTCGTTTATGCCACCGAGTCATCACAATGATAATGGCACCACCGGGCTGTAAACGCTGTCGTGGTCCAGAAGTATAGTATTCATAGACCTTATCAAAGACAGAGGCATCGTTGCTTTGTCCTTCTTGTTCAGAGTGTGGATCATCTATGATTAACAAATCCGCACCTTTACCAGTCACAGCACCGCCCACACCAATCGCAAAGTATTCTCCGCCCTTATTGGTATTCCAACGACCTGCTGCTTTAGAATCGGATTGCAGTCCTACATCGGTAAAAACTTTCTTGTAATCTTCTGAACCCACAAGGTTTCTAACCTTACGACCAAACCCCACAGCTAATTCTGCTGTATGAGCCACCTGAATGATCTTCTTCTCAGGGAAACATCCTAGAAACCATGCAGGTAATAAATATGAGGCAAACTCAGACTTCGTATGACGAGGGGGCATATTAATGATCAGACGCTTTAATTTACCTTCCTTAACTCTATTAAAAGCATCAGACATAATCTTATGGTGATGTCCTTCAATAAAAGCAACCCACATCTGTTTAACAAACGAAAGAAAGTCATCTTTACAACCCTCTTTCATTTTAGCCTTCTCGTAGTCAGAGAGCAGTTCTAAGAGCATCTTCTGTTGCTCTACGGGTAATTGGCTTAGTTTGCTTAAATCAAACAATGGTGGCACCTCATCTAAACAGAGAAATATACATAAGTGTAAGGAGTATGTATGAGGTATGACAAGATGCCACAAACCTTTCCTAGTATTAAACTAGGTAGTATTAAACTATATAAACTAAAACTTAGTTTTAAACTAGCTAGTTGAATACTAGTTGATCTGCCGATAGCTCTCCCTATTATGTGCATACTTTCACATCTTCACTTGTTCGTCAACACTTATTTCAACTTTTTTGAAGGGGCTTCTTCTTGTGCTCATCACAGTACGCCATTTATTCGGTTGCATAGTAACCCACCCATTATCTTCTAATCTCTTTAACATAGCGTGTACTGTGCTCTTAGAGGATATTCCTAGTGTGTAAGCTAAAGCGTCTAGTGATGGTCCACAATTAAACTCTTCCCAGTATGCTTCTATCGCTTCTAATAACTTTAATTGTTTCTCTGTCATAGTATATATGTATGGGGTGTATGGGACCCACGAACATTATACGAACATTCTAAAAAAAAAGCTATCTTTTAGTAGGTCGGAAAAGAAAAAAGGGGGTACCCCTATGAAAATTATGAAATTATTTGTGCAAAATAGTATGTACCCGACAGTCAGACAAAAAAATTATATGGGGGGTTGGGGGTAGGTGGGGGTTATATATAGTGCGTTCTTGCGTGATAGTGAGTACTTACTTTTTATAATACAACTCAACTACCAAACATCTGCTGAATCTTCTGTTCCAACTCAATCCTGATCTCATCGCTAGTCTTGTCATTGGTGATACTCTCAACTCTCTCTGTGAATAGTGCCACCTCTGAAACTTTACCTAACAATTCCAATGCCCTGATCCTAGCTGATTCATTATTGTTTGTATCAGTAGCCTCTGCTTGTAGCTGTTCCATGATGAACTGTCTTAGAGAGATAGCTGAAGTAACTGCATACTCATTCTTACGCTTGATCCCCTGCTGTATCCTTTGGGATACCTTAGGGTTGCTCATCAATTTACTAGCCTCTGTCCACACGCTACTATCCTTCATATTCTCTACGCTATATGAATCCCTGTATGACTCACTTGCTGTCTTACCTGAAATAACGCCCTGACAAAACTTTTCCTGCTTGGGAGTTAGCCCTGATATGTTGGCTACTTTGTTTCCTGATTTACTCTTATCTTTACTCATATATCTATGTATTAACGGATTAATATTTAATTTTTTTTATGTGCCTATTGTTAGTACTTACTATCATGTAATAACTATTATCCGCTTACTTCGTAAGCAACACAACCTTTGGTGGCGAACATTCGTAGAAAATTAATATCATTTTTTTCTTGACACTTGTGGGGTAAAGCCTCATACTTCGCTCTGTTGTTTGGGGTTGTTGGCGTTTTGCCCCCTCTCCAAACCGCCCATAGTGGGACTGCTTTTGTCCCCTAGAGTGAGTCTCGCAACGATGATCTCACGATGTTGGTTGCCTAGAGTAGCCAACGCCACTAGGGACTCTACCGCAATGAGGTAAACTAGGAATCCTCACCACGAAAAATCCGCCTTTCAAAGGTTTGAGCGTTTACCTAGTGTCCTGAAAGTGTTGGTCTTGGTGGCTCAATACTGCGATTGTGGGTTAGTAGCGTTTCCCCCCTCGCAAGTTTTTAAAGCTGACTTGATCCCCTCTGAACACAAGACAGGGTGTGTCAACGATGAGACAGTCTTTGATTGTCTTTGATGTGCTAAGGGTTGCGGTGTAGCGTTGCTTTTCTCTAGGGGCTAAATTGTGGCGTGTGTAGTGACCTGATCCCATGTTGAAATTGTCTTGATAAACATATAACAAAAGGAGTAAATATGTACAAAGAAAAAGTAAGAGTGTCTAAATTAGAAACAATTATTAGGAGAATGAATAACAAGTGTTATGAATCTCAAGAAGAACTTATGAGAGCAATTTTGAAGGTTCTTTGTGCTAATAAAGAAGAAACGAAAATGTATTCTATGTCATGGAATAGTGACTATAACTATTCTAATGTAGCCTTTGAAGATGCTGATAATCTTCTAAGACTTGTTGATTTAAAAAGATCAATTCATGGAACTATTGTCGATTCTCTAACAGGTGCTGATCCTGAATTAGATGAGTCATATTGGCGACAACTGCTTAGTTAAAATCAACTGATGAGCAACACAGATCAAGGGGGTTCGCCCCCTTGAGTGGTGGCGAAACAATGAAAATTGTCTTGATAAACCTATTAACAAAAGGAGTAAATATGAAATCTGAATTTAAAGAAATTAAAAAGGGTACTAAATTAATTACTAATCAATTAGGTTTCGCAACGAAAGCTATCGCCCTTGAAAGCATCAAGCAAGGTAAAGGATTTAAAAGTGTCCTGCTAGTAGATTGCAAGGGTTCTGAAATAGGCTTTTTTGATGAAATAGGAAGTATCTATGTAAAAGATATTTTAGCTGTTTGTGACAGCGAATCTTGGGAAGATACTTTCTTATCTTATTTATAGCAAAAAGAGGGGGGGGACTTGTTCCCCCTCATTTTATTAATTTTCTTGATAAACAAAAGGAGTAATTATGATTACAAGAAATGGTGTAAAAATGACTGCTAACAGGTATGCAAAAGAGATCATATTAGATCGCTTAGATTCTGTCCTTGAGGGATATTGGGTAGAAGGTAATCCTGATACTGAAAATATAGATTTAGATTATGATTCTAAAACCTATGGTAAAAACCTCGCCCCAATAACTCAAAAAGAAGTTTTGGAAATTCAAAGAATGATCAACAAAAGAGTAGCAGGGATAACAAAATATCTTGGCTATACAACTGATCACATTAACATTAAATAAAAGGAGTAAATATGAAAAATAAAAATCAAGAAACTTTTAAACCTCAAGACATTCAATTAGAAATTAGGTACGACCTACCAAATGGACAATATGGGGTTTTTACTTTAAAACATATGTTTGGAGTTATTGACGAAAAAAAACTCTTAAACCATATAGGGCGTTTAATAAATCTTGAGAATCAAGAAGAAATAATTTCAACACTATTAACTAAGGAGAGTGCGTAATGACAGTCAAGTGCAATAATTGTTCTGAAACTTATTTTGATCCTACTATTGAGGAGTGGTCAACACCACCACCATTAGCAAAAGAAACTATAAGTAAAGAATTGCCTACGCTTAAATGGTCTGAAGATGAGGGCGGTTATTGGGGTTGTCCTAAATGCAAAACCGATGACTACCTAATGGATTTACAATAACCAACTATTAACTAGCTAATATTTAAAAGGAGTATGTATGAAAGCTAAAAAAATAAGTAAAAAAACTGCATGGAAAAAAAAGAAAAGCTATGCACCAAAAAGGAAAGCTAAAAAAACTGCGATGTTCATCGCATATCAAGAAGCATTGGATAAAAAATTGTTTGAACTACTGCATGAGCAATATGTTTAATCCATAGGGTGTGGAGTGTTTAAGAGTGTGAGGGGATTTTTTTCCTTTTGTTTGTTTATCCCCTCGCACTTGCCCTGTACTGTCGTATAGCATGGTAGCTATGCCTGAATGAGATACCTCGAAACAGTACTTGTTTAGTTTAACTAATGTTTCAATTCATATAGGAGTATGTATGAAAGCAACACAGCTAGAAAAATCCTTAGCTAATCTTATTGCTATCAATCAACCTGCCTTTATTTGGGGTGGTGTTGGTATTGGTAAGTCGGAGATTGTGCATAAGGTTGCGGACTCGCTAGGTTTTGCGGTTCGTGATGTGAGGGTGGCTCTGCTTGATCCTGTTGACTTGAGGGGTGTTCCCTCTGTTGAGAATGGGACTACAAAGTGGAATCCACCTGTATTTTTACCAACGGAAGATGATCCCAAAACTCTTTTGTTTTTAGATGAGTTACCGCATGGTAGCCCCTCTGTTCAAAATGCTCTGTTCCAACTGATCAAGGACAGACAATTAGGCGAATATACTTTGCCTGAATCAACTGTCATTGTGAGTGCAGGTAATAGACTGCAAGATAGAGCAGGGGCAAACAGGGTTAATACTGCATTGGGTGATAGATTTATTCACCTTAATTTAGAGCCTTGCCCTGAAGAGTGGGTGTCATGGGCTTTAAATAGTGGTCGCATTATCCCTGAAGTTATTAACTACATTAGATATAGACCTGAAAATATCTTTGTCTTTGATACTAATGCTCAAGTTAATACTACCCCTCGTTCTTGGGAGTATGCCTCTAGGATATTAGCTAACAAGCCTGACTCTGATATTGAGCAGGAATTACTTAGCGGAACTATTGGTGAGGGCATATCTGCTGAACTAGTAGGGTATCTAAGAACTTGCAGGAAGTTACCTTCTATTGAAAGTATCCTAAAGAATCCTGAAAAGATTGATCTCGATTCTGATCCTGCGGTTATGTACGCTATATGCGGTATTGTTGCTAGGAAAATGAACAAAGAAAACATTGGAAAGTTTGTTGATTTTCTCAAGACTTTACCTGATGAGTTTGCTGTCTTGTGCATGAATGATGCAACGACAATGAATCCTGAACTCAAAAAGACTAAGGAGTACATTGACTTTGATGTTGCATATCAAGACATCACACTATGATCTATGGGGGCAATGCCCCCTAGATTACCAACGAATAACTATTAACCAATTAATATTTAATAAGGAGTTTATATGGCAACTAAGCTAAATGAAAAGGCTATCCTGATTAAGGTTGAACTTAAAAAATGGGGTGGCACGAAAGTCGATAAAGGTTTGTCTGAAGAAATTGCGGAGAAGCATGATGTCGATTCTAAGCATTTCTCTGTGTCTAAGAAACTAACTAACAGTAAGAACCTAAAAGAGATCAAGAAGATTGACGGACTCATTAGGACTGACTGTATTTATAGTGGTGCAGGATACAGGGGATACTGTCATGCTTGGGATAATCAAGGTACATATCTTTTGCCTATTGATGCGAAAGCAAAGTTTGAGAAAAGGTTTGCTGAATACAGGGATTCAAGGGAATTGTATGTTAGGGATTTTCTCAAGGAGTATCCTGATATCATCGAACAAGCTAAGGAGAATCTAGGTTCTACTTTTGATATCAATGACTTTCCTACGCTTGATGATATTAGGGACTGTTTTACTTGCGATGTAATCAAAAGCCCTATACCTAGTACAGATGATATTAGAGTTAACCTATCTAAAGATGAGATAGACGAACTCAAGTCTAATGCTAAACAAGAGCATGATGCTAAGTTATCTGAAATAACAGGTGCGGTTGTTGATAAGGTGCAAGGTGTACTTGGTCATTTCTCTGAAAAGATTAAGAGTGGCGAAACATTTAGAGATTCAACGATTGATAAGGTCATTGATCTTTGCGATGTTTTACCTTCGCTTAATGTTGCAGGTGACTCTAAGATTCACAATGCACATCAAGAACTTATGGATATCTTTGTTGGTAACAACATTGATGCTGATACTTTGAGAAAAGACAAAGATAAAGCTAATGAGATCGCAACAAAGACAGATGCGGTACTTGATGATCTAGGGGGGTGGCTCAATGACTAATAACATAATGCCTGAAATGACTAAGGCTAGGACTGAATTAGTCTTGAGGTATCCCTTCTTTGGCAAGTTAGCGTTAGGTCTTGAACTGATTGAATCAGATCAGTTTGACACTATGGCGGTTGACGGACAAAGAATCTATTACAACAAAGACTTTGTTAACAAGATTACTCACAAAGAAACTGTTGGTGTTATAGCCCATGAGGTTTTGCATGTTGTATTCAAACATCACCTTAGAAGGAATAACAGGGACAAATACTTTTGGAATGTTGCAGGTGACTATGTAATCAATGATGTTCTCTTTGAGGACGGATTCGTTTTACCTGAAGGTGGCTTGTACGATTCTAAATATAGCGGTTGGTCAACTGAAAAGGTCTATGATGATGTTTATCAACAAAAAGATGATCCTGATAGCCCCTTCTATATGAATGGTGAAGGCGAAGGCGAAGGTGAAGGTAAGAGTATGCCTTCAATGTGCGGTGAGGTTATTGATGCTGTCAATGACAATGGCGATGCCCTGAGTGATGCTGATAAAAAAGAACTTGAGAGAGAGATTAGCGTTAGCGTACTTCAAGCTGTTCAATCAGCTAAGGGTATTGGTGATAAGGGCGGTGCATTTACTAAGATGATCAACTCTTACAAAGAAGATAAGGTTGATTGGGAAGATGTACTAGCGAATCACATGCTAGACAATCTAGTGCCTAGTGATTACAACTTCAACAATCCTGATAGGAGATTCATCTATCAAGATATGTACTTGCCTAGTGTTGAGAAAGAACCAAATCAAAACATTGCTATTGCGATTGATACTAGCGGTTCTATTTATGAGGACACTAAAGCAATGTTCCTAGATGCTATCAACAACATTATTGATGTAGGTAAACCTGCAAAGATTAGTTTGTTGTATTGCGATAACCACATTCAAGAAGTCAAGACATTCCATAAGGGTGAGAAGATTACACTTGATCACCTTTGGGGTGGCGGTACTGACTATGAGCCTGTGTTCAAATACATAGACAAAGAATTAGATAACGATATCTCTTATCTAGTTTATTTGACTGACGGATATTGCTACTGCGATAACTTGGTTGAGCCTGAGTATCCTGTTATTTGGGCTACAACTGAAACATCTAGGTACTTCACTTTTGGGGAAATAGTAGATGTCGAATGACCTACTATTCGTTGGTAGAGTTTGCATGTTCTCTCAAAACATGCACTTAACTATTAACCAATTAATATATAGGAGTATGTATGCAAATGAAAATAGGTAATCTTATTTTAAAAACTGAAAGATCAAATAAAATTGATTGGGGTTGTAATGATCCTGTTATTGTCTATGAATATTTAGGAGATTGGGGTGCTAACTCTGAAAAATATCCAAATAGAAATGGCGATGAATGTTTTATTTGTGGAACTAGATCACCTAATAATGAAACAAAATATATTTTTCCTAGTGTGTCGAATTGGGAAATTGTGATGAGCAAAAAAGATTATGACGAAAGAGATAGTGGTGAGGAATGTATTAGATATTTGGGGACAGAATGTGCTAATAAACTTAGAAAATATCTCAAATCAGAAAATCTAAATCCAAAAAATTACATTTTAAAAAATTCATAAAAAGGAGTGTGTATGGAATATGTAGAAAAAAAATATATTGTGTTGGTTGAGTATGGTGATCCTGTCGATAATCAAAAGCTGTCAACTTCTTGGGGGTTCTTTGAAACTCAAGAAGATGCAAGGTTCTTTATTGAATCACATTACAAGGGCAAGAGTCATATATGTTCAATCATACATTTAAACAATCCAACTGTATTAGGAGATACATAATATGGGTAATTCAATAACGATAAGACTTGATGATGAAACTTGGAAACTCTTTGATGAGGTTCACAAAGAAACATCAATCAACAAAACAACTCAAGCTACAAGGTTGTTAGAACACTTTGCTATCAACAAGCAAACAATCTTACATGCCTGTAAAAAAGAGTTAACTGAAAAGATAGACGAATATCTTGAGGAAGCGGAAAGGTTATCTCAGTTAAGTGATGAGGTTAGTAATACTTTATTGCAACTTAACAAACACCTGCCTGAATCTAAAAAGATAAAGGTATCTAAAAAATCTAATAAAAAAGCTAGGAGACCTAGTAATACCTTAGTTTTTACAGAAGATTCTGTAAGCACCATATCTCACAAAAAGAGAGATGAGTGGTATCACGATGATAGCACTAAAGGTTTTGCGATTAGGACTAATAATAATGGGTTGGTCTATTACACTAGAGCAAAGAATCCTAAAGTATCTAGCTATACAATTAGAGTAAAGATAGGAGATACAAAACAGATAAGTTTAGAAGATGCTAGAGTACAACATCAAAAGAACTTAGATGTAATTTTCAATCAAAACATTAATCCTAATACCTTAAAGCCTAAAGCTAAGTGGACTAGGGGTAATGTTGCTACAAGTGAAGATGATGATTCCTCTAAGCCACATTCCAATATTGATTACTCTGTTTACAACGGATTAAAATTTGATAATGGTATGAGTATTCCTATCCTCAATGCGATACTTAACAGTAATCCTAATGTGAAAACATCTACTACTGATAAGTATATGAACAAGATGTATCAAGCTAGGGGTAGTCAAATATATGATGCCTTTAAAAATGATGATAAGAGTATCTATGAACTGATAAGAGAGTTTAGAAGTCTTAAAACAGGCAAGATGCTAACATCACTTGGCATGATATCTGCTCTATGCAAAGCGATCTATTGGCATGGAACTCAATCTGAATCTAAAAAGCTAATTGCAAGGAATAAAAAATGAGTAGTCACGAAGAATATAAAAAGCTGTTAGACATAGTTTTTGATAAACATTGTGTAACTTATTCAAACAAGCCTAGTGATTTTGAAAAGCAGGGCTTTATCTCATATGTAAAATCCTTTGAGAGAGTAAAAGATGCAAGGGCTTTTAAAAAGAAAACGATTGATGAAGGTACTTACATTGGATATGCGAACTTAAAGTCGTATCCAAAAGTAGCTAAAGAATCTTGGGCGGAATTGCATAGTGATTCTTTTCATAAAGACGGAGACCTTGATAACTCGGTAAATACCAACTGAGTAAACTCGCCTGTCCCTAGAGTGTGAGTATAAAGAGAGAGTAGGGGTAAGTTGGTAGTCTTACACAAAAAACTACCACTTAAATATTAACCAATTAATACATGAGGAGTATGTATGAAAAATAGAGAACTTTTAGAAAGTGCAACTAAAGATATCATTGGTATCTGCAACAACATCTATACACAAATAGATAGAGCCACAAAAGATAGCGAAGATATGACAGAGTGTGATTGGGAACTAGTAGGTTTATTCAACAAGCTAGTCACAATCAATCAAAAGAACTTAGATACTTTGTATCCTGAAAGACAAGCAGGTAAACCTAAATATCTGAGATTCAGATTCGCTAATGAGAGTGGTGTTGAGAAATATCCAACAGTTTGTATTGGTACGAAGCAAATAGATATGCCTGAGGAAGATACTAAAGATGTATGGGTAGAAGATACTGACAACAAACATGAAGGTGAGGTCGCCCTTATGTTTGCTAATTTATTTAATAAGTAAGGAGTAACTATGGAAAAGACTATTGAAGTTATTGTTAAAAACAACTTTGGCAATGATCTCGTATATCCAAAATGTGATGAGGCTATTATGTTCGCTAAGATTAGCGGACATAAAACTCTCACACCATATACGATCCAACTGCTAAAAGATAATGGCTACACCATAAATGTAAAGCCTGAGGTGGATACATTATGAAAAAAGTTATAACTTACTTTATGGATAATCCTTGCTACCTTGAAAGCAAAAAATTATCTAACTCTCACAAAGTTGGGAAATGTGTTGTTGATGATATTCAATACAACGGATATGTTAGCAATGGTTATTACTATGTTGTTCGTGAGGAGAACTCACAATGATTGATTACAAGTATCCTATATCTACAACTTATGATCTTGGGTTTACTCAACTCAAAGACTTTGATGTGGGAAGTTATGATGACTGCCATAATGCTTATCACTTTGATAAATTTAAAGCAGGTCATAAATGTCCTAGATGTTTTTTAAATTGGAAACATCAATATCCGTCTTGGCATAATGCTTCTTGCATTATGTTTGCTAAGTATGATGAACTGTTAAAGATTCTTGGTAAGCCCCTAAAGATATCAAGAAGTAAGACAAAAGCTGATAGCAATAGTGCAAGTACAAGATTTAATGAATTGTTTAATAATGGTGCATCGCCTCTTAATGCCTTGAGATATCCTGCTTTAAGTGATGTCGCATGGATAGGTTATTTCAATGACAGAAAACATAAAGGTAGGTTAGTCAAAGACTTCTTTATTGTTCGTGATTTTGGTCAAGGTAAAAATGCTCATGCTTATTATCATGGCTATGGTGATAATGAACTCGCTAAGGATAATCAAAATGAGTTAAATTCTTATGTTGTAGGAAGTACAGACCACTTGAAAAGAGCAAGTGAATTTTGTACGAATGATGAGGGTAAGTTTATTGAACCTGAGAATCTTAAACTATCTGAGATCAAGCGTTGGAATGTATCTACTTATAGACATACAAATAAGTATAGGCAACCTTATGAGATTGTTGACATACTGCAAATGTATATTGACGATCTATGAGTACTTGTATCCACCAACATTTCACATGGAATGACGATGATGAAATGATATGTGCTGAGTGTGGTGCTTTAGTTTATCTAATTACAGAAGATACTGATGCACCATACTTTGAAATATTAACTAAGAATAAAGACGGAAGTTATGAGGCTTTTCATAGGAGTTTTGATGAGCAACTTAAACTGTCTTACAAACACACTAAAATACATTAGGAGTAAAGTATGAAAATTTATATAGTTAGTGACGCAGATGAAAATGAAAATACAATGTTTTTTGGCAACAAGAAAAAAGCTGTCAAATATTACAATGAACTCATAGAAACAGAACCTGCTGAATTTGTAACCATTGATGTAGAGCCAAACAGAAAAGGTATTTTGTACGCTATGGAAAGAGCATGTCTATATGTTGGTTCATCTTGCGGTGGTACAGAATGACAATTATCTTCAAAGTATTATTAACAAACATATTTTAAAGGAGTAAATATGAAACTAAAAAAACCACCTGAACCTAAAGGTTATGTAACAACTCGTATGCCACATAAACTTAGGCAGGATATACAAGTTATCGCTGATAACAACAGGCGAAGTTTATCATCACAGATAATCTTTATGCTTGAACAACAGATTGAATTGCAAGAGAGCAAGAATCTTTAGACTTATCTAAGTCTGAATGATAAAGGGAATTGGATACTACATTTAGCCCCAATTTTAAGAGGTGTATGTCTGATTCCCTTTTGATTTTATTTTCAACTATCACATCAATCAAATGAGTAAAAAGTTTTGATTTAGGGATAGCATCAACGGACACAAACATTTTACTTACTTTCCTTAATAGCAATGATTTGAGAAGTTTATTACTAGAATTTTTCATGTCTGTCTGCTTCCCTGAATAATTCAAATTCAAACCCCCCTGAAATATCCCTGACTTGACACACACCCCCAATACATATTCACCAGCTTGATGCTGATGTTTATCTATTAACTCGTTAATAAATAACCTATCTATGACATGCTGAGTAAGATTCCTTGCTCGTAAGTATTTATTACCTAAATCCTCAATGACGAACTCATGTTTTTCATGCAGGTACTTGTTGCCTAAGTCAGTAGATTTAAAAGTCCCAATCATATTCTTCAATTTGATTCTCCTCTTTTGGTTCAGAATATACACCTGTTGGGGGGTAATAGTCTAGTTTGGTCATGCCCTGTTGCCCTACCCACTTGAACCTACATTTCCAAGTATGTATCTCAACATCTGTTCCCTCGCCTCTATGAACTGTTACACCTACATCTGCTTTACTAAACCATGATGCTGATCCTGAAATTGAATACCCTGTTGGCGGTGGTATTTTTCCGTCTGCATTAGGATAAAGTTTATGGGGGTGAGCAACAAACCAAACATGGCAGTCATGGGCTTTAGCAAATCTCGTTATCTTGGTAAGCATCTGAGAGATACTATCTGTCTCGCTAAACGATCTATCCATTTCTATATAGTTATACGGATCAATCACGATACCCCTACAACCCATTTGCCTAACAGCACCTACGCTTTTTTCTATTATGCTTTCCATAGTGGCAGGTTCTCCGTCTAGGTAATCAATAAAGATAAAGTGTTCTTCAATAAACTTGAGTGCATTATCTCTCTCATCTTCATTCATTCTTTTTGTAGCCCCTGTAAAGAATGGCTTGTCGATATACTTTTCAACCAATTTTGCAATATGTAAGTCAGGTGGATTTTCGAATGAACATACAGCAAACTTCCACCCCTCTTTCTTTGCAAGGTTCATCATTACCATATCTATAAACTCAGACTTACCTGAACTTGGTATCCCTGTAACCACAGATAACTGTCCCCCTGCGATCTTGAATAGATCATCTACATTAGAATATCCTGTTGACACACCCTGCATAAATCCTTTCTCGTACAAATCTATAACTGAGTTTTCGTAATGATTACTCTTATACAAACCTGAAAGTGGATATGGCTCTGCATCTTCAATAACTTGGCACAAAGCATTGCTTCCTGCACTTACCAACATTTCATTAGCATCTTTGTATTCACTTGGGATAGAGGCAATCCACACTTTATTTTTTCCTATGCGTCTTGCCAACTCCTCTGTTAGTGATTTACCTGCATCATCATTATCACAGCATAAGACTATCTTCTTGGCTTGATCTAATTGTTCACTTGCGTTCCAAACATACTGAAACTTTTTATCCTCACTAGGATCAATTTTGTTGTTGCTTACTTTCATTACAGCACCATTTGGTACTGACACCGCCCCTTCAATTCCTGCCTCAGCTAGTGCTAGTGCATCGAACTCTCCCTCACATATAACTATTAACTCGTTAATGTTTATCTTGTCTAATCCAAAGAAGGTTCTAGCTGATCCCTCTTGCGTAAAGTTTTTTCCGTCTATGGTTCTCCACTTGACGGCATACATTTTATCTTCGTGGTAGTAAGGGAAACCAATTCCTGCTACCTGACCTACCCCTGCAAAGCCTCGTTTATCAAAGAAAACACCATATTTTTTTGCAATATCCTCTGAGATACCCCTGTTTTTAAGGAAATTTATTTCATGTTTGGAAAAAGCCCCCCCAGAACTGTGTGGCGTTATTTCTTTTGCTACTGATATTGGCGTTGGTTCTGTTATTGTTTTTGTATTTGTTGTTGTTTTTGTTGTTGTTGTTTTGTTCATGCTTACTACTCCTGATAATTGACAATGCCAACATTGATATAATATTTTGTCGTTATCCCTCGTTAACGATAAAGTCTTTTGGTTTTTCTTTTTACGATGTGGTGAACAAGACGGACATTCAATCCTCTTATTCTGTTGATCAGCAAGATATTCTGAATTTATGATGTGATCTAATTGCATTTACATACTCCTTATATATACTAGTATTAAACTAATACTAATACTAGTTATAAACTAGTCTAGTATTTAACTAGTGATTAATTACTTCTCTTTGCCAAACCATACCATTAATAGCTGAGATAATATCCTCAGATATTTTCTTCCTATCTTCTGATGTTATTAAACTAGATAATGATTCCCTCAAGTGCTGAGGATTTAGGTTAGCCTGTTTACAAATTTCATCAAAGTCACTTGATCCAAACCAATCAAAGGCTTTATAAACTTTCTTTTCATCTTTACTAGCTGAATCTCTAATAGCTTGAATGATTACTTGGATACAAAGTTTTTTATTCATTTAATAAAAATTTATTTAACATTTGTATTTAATACAAAAATGAATATAATTTCAATGGTAAGGAGTTAAAAATGTATAAGATCGAAAAAGAAATACCTATACCCCCTGCAAGAAACAAGTTTTCTAAGGCGGACAGTAATGTCAAAGACATCATTGAAACTCTTAATCAGCTTGAGGTAGATGAGTGTTTTCTTATACCTATGACTAGCGATGATTTGAAGGATAAGAAAAATGTTTCTGCTCTTAGGAGTAGGATTGCTTACGCTAAAGCTAGAGTTAAATTAGTTTCTGATATTGATATGGAACTAATATCAAGAGAAGAAGATAGAGGGTTAAGAGTTTGGCGAACAAAATAACCAACAAATATAACCTGCCTGAAACCTTAGTTAACTTAGCTAAGAGTAGAGATTATTCTAGGGGCAAGTCTGATAGATCAATAACACAGCTTATTGATTCACCTAGAGTTTCTATTCTAAGAATGGCTAACGATAATAAGATTGAGGAAGATGTAACGGATACCTTTTGGGCGAACTTAGGTAGTGCATTACATCACATAACAGAAAAGGGGGCAGATGATAACCACATTGTAGAAGAGAGATTGTTTTTAGATATAGATGATTGGACTATTAGCGGTGCTATTGATGTTCAAAAGATAGAAGATGATAACTCTATTACTGTCATGGATTATAAGTTTACTTCTGTTTGGGCGGTCAAAAATCCTAAACTAGATTGGGAAAGGCAACTGAACTGCTATGCCTATCTTGTTCATAAGTGTAAGAACAAAGAGATCAAAGAACTACAAGTGGTTGCTTTCCTGAGAGATTGGAATAGAAACAATGCAAAGAGAGATCAATCATATCCCCAACAACAAATAGTAGTAGTGCCTGTAAAACTATGGTCATACGATGAACAGAGAGATTACTTAGAGGATAGGGTTGAGAGGCACAGAGAAGCCATACAAGACTATGCTTTTGAAAAGGGAATGTCTGACTGTACCCCTGAGGAAAGGTGGCAGAGAGAGGACACCTATGCAGTTAAAAAGAAAAAGAATGTTAGGGCATTAAAAGTCTTTGATAGTTTAGAAGATGCTGAGAACTTTGCTAAAGACAAAGGCGATGAATACGAAGTAGAGGAGAGAATAGGTATGCCTGTTAGATGTGTAGATAACTATTGCAAGGTTAATACTTGGTGCGAACAGTATCAACAATGGAAACAAGACAATGAATGAATTAGAGGCAAAGATAATTGGTATATTAAAAATCTTTGGTGAGTATGGTATTGAGAACATAACCCTTTCACTAGACGAAAATGAAAAGCATGTCGTCATAGAGGAGAGATCAAACCCTTTTATTATTAGGACAAGGAAACTAACACTAGATCAGTTTGTTTGTAGTGATGTAAAGATGTTAATTCAAATAGTAAGGAGTATAAAAGATGAGTGAAATTAACGATAAACTTATTGGGGCTTTAGTTAAAGCACAAAGCGAAATGACTTTTGCCTCAAAGACAGGGACTAACCCACACTTTAGAAGTGGCTATGCCCCTTTGGAAACTGTAATTGATGCAGTTAAAGAACCCTTAAACAGCAATGGCATTTTCTATTTGCAAAAAGTGTATCTTGCTGAGGGGGGACAATGTGTTGAGACTGAGTTTCACGGACATGGTGGGGTTGTTAAAGCAGGGAGAGTTTATGTTCCTGCTGATAAGCAAACACCTCAAGGATATGGGAGTGCCTTGACCTATGCGAAAAGGTATTCACTTATAACTGCTTGTGGCTTACCTAGTGAAGATGATGACGGAAATAGTGCTGAATCTAACTACAAGGCTAAACCAAAAGCAAAACCTAAAGCTAAACCAAAACAAGATGAGCAAGATGAAAGTCATGCTAATGTTTTGTATGAGGCTTTAGCTATGGGAGTGGGCGGTAGTACTAGTCTTGAATCGCTAAAAGAGAATTGGATTGAGAACAAAGATGCGATTAGCAAACTCAAGAAAGCTAGTGCTGAGGTCTATGAAAAATTAATTGAACTAAAAGACAAGAAAAAACAGGAGTTAGAAAATGTCTGATTACGCAAACAAACCTAAAGCAACAGGTAATATATTCAAGAATGGATATAAGAATAAACAAACACACCCTGATTACAAAAGCACGATTACGATCAACGCTGAACTGTTAAGGGAAATGGTTGAGTTTATTAAACAAGATACTAGAAGGGAAAAGGGAGTGGACTTATCTATCGCTATGTGGGATAGAGTCTCTAAGAATCCAAATCCAAAAACAGGTGAACATTCTCAGTACTTTTATACTGTTGTTGAGATAGACACCTACAAAAGCGATAAGGCTAAAGCAGAACAAGAGGCAACTGATGATGTCTTTGCTGAGGCTAGTGTTAAATCAGATTCTTTTGAAGAAGAAGATATACCATTTTAGGGGGGAGATAAGATGCACAAATTTGTTAATGTAGTAACAGAGATAGAAGATCACATAGATGAGTATGAGTTTTTTAAATTCCATGTTCTCTATACTGAAATAATAGACAAACTAAAACCTATTTATGGTGACAAAGCACATGGCAAACTCATTGACTATCTTGAGTTTAAAGAATCTTGGGAAGAAGAAAAGGTTAAGTTTAATGACAGCAAAGAGTACGAACACTTTGTAGATGAGAACTTTCCTGAACACTTACAAGAAATACAAAAAGATAGTAAGAAACTACTTGCTAAATTATTTGCCCCTAGATTTTGGGATAAAGGTTAACTATTAAAGGTTTAATACTTGAACAAGGAAAGACTAAGAAGTGAACGATACCTCAAACACATTAGGCAGTTTCCCTGCTTGGTGTGTGGCAAGGTTGGTGTTCAAGCACATCACTTACGACATGCAGATCACAGAGGTTGGGGACTAAAGAATGGCGATGAGTGGGCAGTACCATTATGTGCAGATCATCACATGGATTGTCATAGAACAGGCAAAGAGAAAATGTGGTGGGCTATGAATGGTATTGATAGTCTAGCTTGGGCGGAAGAAACTTTTAAAGATTGGGAGAAAAACAATGCAGACTAAATTAACTTGTACGATTTTGGTTGATGACAAAGATGACGAAATAATCACATGGGATTACAAAGAGATTAGAAAATACTTTATGGAAAAGCTAATGTCTAATGAGATTAATCACTTCCATGTTTCAACAAAACACAAAGGAAATATATTGTACGAAGATATACCTGATAAGTATCAAGCTATCACTAGCGATAATGCAGATTACTTTGAGCAGGAGAACGAACATGACAGTTAAAGTTTTCTTTGAAACACCTAAAGGCTCATACGCTGAGGAGATAGCAACATTTAGTGATGAAGAATACTTTGATGCTTGTTATCCAATCTTGGAAAAGATAGCCAAGAAAAACAGATTTATATTAACTGAATCATTTATAGAGGAGAACGAACATGAATAAGACTATGTGTTGCTCTATTTGTAAGAAAGATAATATTACTTGGCGAATGTGGGTAGATGAATTAGATAATATTAAGGGTAGTTGTGAAGATAACTTTATATATTGTGATGATTGCGAAGATAAAACTACTGCTACTTTTAAGGAAAACGAACATGAGTGAAGGGGAGATAACACTTCAAGATTATATTTGGGCTAGTGGTACATATCTAGTGACACACTTGCCTGAGGGGTTTGATAAGTGGGAAAAGAAAAAGAAGTATAGTTTTCTTGAGGAGTTTGCTCACGAATCTGTTGAAGGTTTGGAAGGCAAAGATATATGGGAAATGATAGAAGATTTAGCGTGGTCTGTAAGAATGTATATTGATTACAATGTATCAGTCTGCATGAAAAGTACAGCAGACGAACCTAAAAGGTTTGCCAAATGGATAGAGGAAATATTAGAGGTTGATTAAAAATGATATTTTGTCAACTTTGCAGAGAGTAAATATGAATGATTATACAAGATACATTATTAAGTACGACAAAAGAAAAAATGTTAAGCAAGAGGAGATTTGGTACAACTTTAATAATGCTATTAACAGAATGACTGAACTAGAGGATAAGAATCCTGTTATGTATAAATCAGTTTATGAGAATGGTTGGTCAAGGGAGAAACTAAATGAGCAAGGGAAGTAGAGATAGAACAAAGGACAGAAAAAGTTTTAACGATAACTTTGATAAGATTTTTAATAAGAGAAAGGAGAAGCAATGCAAGACTATGAAACGCAATACGAAAGAGCAACGATAAACTTTGAAGGAGTAAAGATTGCCATGAGGCAGGATAAGAACGGATACATTTTAACTTTGTCCGTTCACCCTGATGAAGTGCCTGAGAGTTTGTTAAGGGATTGGGTAGGCTCTAGGTATCAAGTCGCTATGGTACACATAGGAGATGATGAGATGCCTATTGTTCCCAAAAATAAAACAGAAGGTGAAAGGTATGTTGCTAAAGCAGGACTGCTTTGTAAGGAGAGGGAGTTTCAATTATTCATAGCTAACAGGAACAACTTACCCACAACTATGATAGAAAATTTTGACCATGATGATTGTGCTGAATGTCTTAGGAGAGAACTCAATATTGAAAGTAGGTCGCAACTTATGGATAACAAAGAGGCTAGGCAAAAACTAGACATGATTATCTTAGACTTTGGAAGGTCTGAATGGGCGAAGTAATAGATAAGACTAAATTAAAATGGTGGGCTTGGCATAAGAAAAACCCTAGAGTATGGGTGTTGTTTCAGAAGTTTACTCTTGAAGCGATTAGGTCAGGCAGGAAACATTACTCACATTGGGCTATAATGCAGAGGATAAGGTGGGAAACTGATATTGTGACGAAAGGTAATCCTTTCAAAATATCAAATGATTTTATAGGATATTATGCTAGATACTTTATACACAGCTATCCTGAGCATAAAGATTTCTTTAGGATCAAACCTTTAAAACATGAGAGGGGAAAGCATGAAGAAGAACAAGATCAAGATACTACCCATGAAGAAGTCTTGTATGGTTAATCTTCCCATAGGGATAGAGAAGGAAAAGTTTAAAAAGAAAAGCATACTTAAAACTGCATGGCAACGCTTAAACACATTACACTAGAATCTGATAACGAAGAATACACACTACTAACTCCAACAGTTAAAGCCAAAACCTTTTCAGGTGCAGAAAGAAAATTCAAAGGTAAACACATAGAAGCTATCATTAGGCTAGATGAAGGCTCGTTCATGGTATTTCATTATGATGATGATATTGCTGATTAGTCTTGCCACTTTTATTGCTATCAACTTACTAGCTATTTTAATTATTTATTTATTACAGTATTTCTACCACTCGTAGGAGATACTGTTCCCAGCGGGAAAACAAACAGTAAATAGAAACCGCATAAGCTCAAGCTCTAGCTCAAGCTCAACATAAAAAAAAATACATCGCAGCCAGATCGCAGCCGTCTGGACAAACTACAAACTATTATTATTAAGTATTAACAGGTTAATATTTAATTATCTCTGGACTGCTTGAGGTTTAAAATCCTCTATGAAGAACTTTCTTAACTCTGGTATTTGTTCTGCTTTCAAAATCTCATTCTTAGCGTCTTGTATTTCTACAAGTTTATCTCGTTTCTCGTCTGGAGATAGATTGGGATCATTGATTGTTATAGCCTCTAAGTTTCTAGCTTCTTTTAGTAAGTCGGCAGTTTCTTGTAGCTGGGATTGTAAATCTTTTAACGCATCGTAGTATTCAACTCGGTATTCTTTAGCCATGCCTATTGCAAATGTATCACCCCTATCCATAACATCATCTTCTAGTTTTCTAAATGACTGCACTAGATCATCGGTCATGCCTTTAAGATCATAGAATTGATTTTCAATACCTCGCCCCTCAGGTGGTAATGTGAACGCCCCAACAACAGGAAGTTGATCGACACGCAAACTAGCCCTCTCTGATCCTGTTAAACCTTCTCTTAACATAGAATCAACGCCCTGCATTACATAAGTTCCCATTGATCCTGAGTATCCACGAATAAGATTTTCTATGTAAAGAGGACTAATATTTAATTCATCACCCACAACTTTTGAAAGGGTGTCTGTACTTGGTCGATAAGCCAAGTCATCTGTACCCTCTAAGTATGACGGAACTATTTTTCTACCTGTAAAGAAATCATAATTAAAATAATTTTCTATTAATGGTTCTACCAATGTAGGTGGTGTGATAGAAAGCGTAGTGCTTATGTTTCTTTTTAAACTATCGGTGACATCTTTACCTGCTATATCATCCATAGTGTAAGCCATAAGTCTTTCGGGAATAGTAAATGCAAGTAAACCCACTTCAAATGGCTTAGGTAAAGCAATCGTTTCTCCTGTTAGTTTTTTAGTTCCGGGAATAATTATGTAATTATCTTTAATTTCTTCAGGTGCTTCTTCGTATTCTTCACTATCTCTAACTAATAAATAGTAATAAGGTACTAAAGAAATTAATCCTGCAAATCTAAGAAATACACTTTTTAATCTTTTAGCTGGTGATAAACCTCTACCTACACCATATTTACCTGTTAAACCTCTATAAAATACATCAAGTCCTTGTATTCTTGGATTTAAAAACATTGTTGTTTGTGCAAGAAATTGAAAAGCTGGATTATTACCACGCCTTGTAAAGTTTAAAACTTCCATAGCTTGAAATATAGCTTCTGCTTCATTGCCTGTTCTTTTAAGAGCATCTTTATAAACAGCGACTCTTGTTGCTGCATCAGTAATAGCTGTACCTTGCCCTAATATTTCCCACACTTTTGCAAGAGTATCAAAAGGTGCCATCATTATTTTCTTAACTGTTGACCTTTGTTTTTTAACCTCTTTCTTATACAGGTTATTAACTAGTTTTTCTGTGGTATCTATTTGTCTTACACCTTGATCATATCCTGTAATAATTCCTGAATCTCTTAACTGTTTAAATTCTTTTGGCAAATTACCTGTAGCTAAACCAACAGCTATGCTTACTGTTTCTTTTAAAGAACTAATAACAGGAGTATAGTTTGCACCACTTAGAGTCCATGCTGATACAGAGTCCCTAAGTATTTGCCTAAACCAAAAGTCAGGCAGTCTTGTAATAAAGTCAGATACAAGTTGTTTTGTTCCTCGTAATGCACCCATTAAAAGACCTGTAGGTGCAAAATCTCCACCTGTCATTATAGTAAACGCATTAAAGTAATCAGGATCATCAACTTTCCATGATGTAGTTTTACCATTTACTTTTATCTGAACTATGTTTGGTCCTTTAACATTACCCTTAACTTGCTCTGCTACACCAAGAATTTGTAAGTTACGCATTACTCTATTTGCTGCAACATTCTTCATACCTAAGTTTATTGCTGCTCTAAGATTGTTAGTTATGCCTGTAATTGGATCAACAATATCTTTTTCCTCACTACCCTTTGCTCTCTTAAATGGTGTAATAGATAAACCTTGTAATATCTTAGGACCTTTAAATCCTTCCATGCCTTCAAGTGGTCTATAAAAAGGTATGTAGTCTGATGTTTCCATCCAAATCTTACCTGTCTTTTCATCCAAGACTCCTGTATCTATAAGGAATCTAACAATATGTGAGTTCCATGTTTGATACTGATCAATCATGGTTTGTAGTTGTGGATAATCTTTTAATGCTTGTTCTGCATCTTTCTTATCTTGTGCAGTTATTTTTACTTTTCTACCTTCTGCATCAAATCTAGTTTCTCTTTGCACTCTTAATACAGCCTGAAAAGCCCAAAGCATATTGGGATTGTTAATTGCTTCTTTAAATATTTCGTATGGTGCTACAATAGGTTGACCATCTTGAGGCGATACATCAACAACTGTGGTATAACCTTTTTCTTTGTTATAAACAGGAACACCTCTTAAAAAAGACTGTTGAAATATATCTCCTGATCTATCTGAATGATATAAAGCTGCTGCTGCTGACACAGATGCAGATAACATTTCATCACCAACACCAGATATTTCTCCTGCAACATAATCTGTATCTGCTAATCTTGCATACTGATCTAGTATCTCTTGTCTAAAACCCATTGGATTCCAAAAGCCTTTTAATGTTTCTAAAACTCTTTGACCTACAGTTACATCATCAGGTGTGTTATCTCTAACAGTTAATCGTTTAACTATTCTTTCTGTTTCTGCTTTTAAAGGTTTACCACTATTTTTAAAAGAATACTTAATCTTGTTTTCTTGACCTATATCACTAAAAATAAAATTAATATCAGCAGACTCTGCTGAAGGTGTATTCTTTATATCTTCTTGTGCTTTTACTGCTGCTGCTACAGCATCAGGGTTTGCCCCTGTGTTAATGACAGGTCTTACACCTGCTTCTATTGACTTTTGTTTTTCAGCTTCTGCTTTTTGGAGAAGTCGTTTGGTTTCTGAATCTTGTTCTTGTTCTTGTTGAATAGTAATTTCATCATTGCCAACTCCAACGCTTCTTCTTTTTGCAAGGTACTGATATGATCTTGAGGTATCTTCTTCAAGTGTTTGCTCTCCTACACCAAAGTTATTATTTACAAATACAAAGTTTATTAAATCTCCATATTCATTTTTTAAATTATTGTATGTATCTCTTGGTGTATTTTCAACATCAATTAAATAGCTACTAGGTATATATCTTCCTGTTTCAACAAATCTATTTAAAACTCTAGTAATAGAGTTATTAAAGTCTGCATCCACTAATATAACATCTACATCATAACCATAATTATTTCTAAGATTATCTATGGTAGAAATTATAGACTTCATTTTACTTGTACCACCAACCTTAGGTATAACAATGTTATTACCTAATTCTATTTGACTTTCTAAAACATCTTTAAATAAAGAACTAGATTCTACAGCTACAGCATTAGCACCTAAACCATCTCCATATTCAGGCAAGATTTTTTTTGCATCATCTGAATCTACGATTGATGCACCAATTTTTTTAGCAATCTTTTCTGCAAAATGAGATTTACCTGATGCTGGTAAACCTATAGCTATTACCGCTTTACGATCTGCATTAACAACTCCTTCTGCATAATCCTCTGCTTTCTTAATTAACTGTGGCAAGTATTTATCTTTTCTAGCTTTTAACTCATCATCAAAATATTTATCAGATTTAATTTCTCCTTTAACCATTTTTGCTGTTTCTTCTTGAGCAAAAACTCTGTTCTCTGCTTCTATTAATGCACTGTCCGTTAGTAACTTAATAAGTTCATCACGATTTAATCTTCTGTTAGATAAGTTCTTTAATTTTGCACCAAGCTGTCTAACTAATAAGTTATATACATCATCACTCGCAAGTTCTGTAGTAAATACAGGACCACCTAAAAGAAAGTCTATAGAGTTTTGATTTAAAATTGATCTTGCTTGTTCTTTAGCAGTCTTAACTCTATTATAAAGTTGTTGTTTAAATCTTGGTCCAATTCTTTCTACAGGGCGACCAAGTTCAATTAAATCTTTTTTATTAACTAATAGTTCACCTTCATTAAAAAAATCATATTGTTTACCTAAACTTCCTGTTACATCAAAATCATAACCACCTGTCATTATTGGATTTATGTAAGCTAAAACTTTATCTTTAGGTATTACATATTCAATTACACTACCATCCTCTGCAACTATTCCTTCTTTAACTTCTTGGGCTGCTGATGACTCAGGATCACTTTGATCAAATATAAAATCTCCTGTATCTTTAGGAGAAAATGCTTCTGCAACTCTACGATCAAAAGTTACAGGAACTAAATCATACTTATCTTTAATAGCACTACCACGATATACAACTATTTGTTCTGGAAAATTACTTAATGTTTCTTCTGTAATAAATTTAATATCTTCTTGCAATCTTTCTACATCAATAGTTTTCCACTGTGGTACTCCTAATTCTTCTATAAAATAAGATTCATCATTTTCTAATACAGCAGCTATTGGGTCTGATCCTGCTTCTTGTGCTTGTCTTATAACTTCACTAATTAATGTGCCTTCAGGTTCATCACGATATTTATCTGGCAAAGCACCCCATTCTATTCTACGAACAGTCCTGCCATCAGCAGATACAAACTTAGGTCGTGTTACTAATTCAATTTCTTTTTGAGGTGTTATTCTTCCCTCTGTTCTAGCAAGACTTAACTTAGTAGTTGATGGACCTATAACTGGTTTTACAGGTATTGACTCTCCTGCTTTTATTTTTAATGCAGTTGCACTAACACCAAATAAACCTTTCTTTTTATAGGGATTTGCTATGGTTGGTTTTTCAGTTATATTAATTAACTTAGGGTGAAATAAAACATCACTAAAATCTAATTCAACTATTCTTATTTGATTAGGATTACCTGACAAAGAATGATATTGACTATCGCCTAACCTAGCTGATCTAATAGCCTCAGCTTGATCATCATAAGCTACAGCAACTGTATCTCCAGTTGGAATATCACCAACAAAGTAAAATACTTTTTTACCATTATTTTTACTACGAGCTTCATCTCTTAATATATCTTGAGTAGCTTCATATGCAGTCTGACTAATTTCTCTTAATCCATTTCTATCTGCTGTTGGAAATCTTCTTTTAATTAAATATTCATTTAACACATTAGGATTCTGATACATTAGATTTACCCATGCACTCATGTCCTCAGTAAACTGATTATCCTCAACACCCGCAATATATTCTGTGTATATTCTTGGTGGGTTAGTTAGCAAATCCTCTCTAAACTTATACTTTAAAGTAGGTGCATCTTCTATTGGTCTTTCAGATAATGGTGCATCATCTTCACTATTAATATCAAAACCTAAGTTAATTGCACTATCATTAATTTCTGTAAACTTAGTTCTTATTCTATCTAACTCTAATGTTGTTCTAACTTTGCCTGTTTCTCTATTTGCAAGTTTGCCACTTAAACTTCTTTCAACAATATCATTAGCAGTTTGAAATCCATTTTCATTTAAAGCATTAACTGTTCTTTCAAAAAATTTACTAACCTTATTTAATATTGAAGCAGGTCTGCCTGTAACATTTTTTTTATTGTCTATGTAATCTTCATAAACTTTAGCGATACCTTCTTCTATAATATCGGCTTCATTATCATATTCTGGTCTGCCACCATATTCTTCTAAAGCTAACTCATAATATGTTTTATCACTATTTTTTGGCTTTGTATTACGCACATAATTTACTAAAGTGTTGTACTCTTCTTCTGTAAATACATCAGCTTGTCTAAGAGAGTGCCATGATTCGTGACCTAATACTCTTGCTAAATCATTTAAAGATTGTTCAGGGTTATTTTTAAAATCTAAACCTGCTCTGTCTATAGCTACAATAATCTCATTAAATACAGGATTAAAAGCACCTTCTGCATCTCTATTAATATTACCTTGTTGATCTCTAATATATTTTTCAAACTTAATTCCAACTTCAGGCGGTAAGTTTTTTCTAAAACTTTCTATTAAATTATCTAAATCTTGATTAACCTCTAGTGTTTCTTCATCTACTAATACACCTTCATCAGTAAATTTTTTATTACCTGTACCTTTAAACTTAAACTTTCCATTCTTTTCTTCTACATAACCAGCAGTAATAAAGTCTTGTCTTAGTCTTTTTGCAGCAACACTATTTAAACCAGTAGCTTCTCTAATAGTTTTTAGAGTAGGCTTACTTGTTTCTGTAATTGCTTGTAAGGCTTTGTAATAATCATTAAGGGAGTATGACCTGTTTGAAAAATCAGGCAACGAGATAAGCTCTGGTGAGCTAGGAAGTCTATTAATAACAGAATACAGCACTCTTTTTTGTGCAATACTCATTTTATTAATATCTGTTTCGGCAGTATATTGTAAAGCTAACTGTTTAAAAGCATCGCTATTTACATCAAACTCTACATTTTTATCTTTAAATAATTTTTTAAAGGTAGCTTCTGTAATACTTTTTGGTGAAGGAGTTTCTCCAAGAATACCGCTTTCACTTCTTGTAGTCATAATTTTATCAAACTGTTTCTTTGATAAATTATCTTTTAATACACTAATTGGAACTTGAAGTTTATTACCTGTTGCATCTGTAATAGTTTTAATTACATCAGGTGCAACTCCAATACTTTCTAATTCTTGTATGCTTATTCCATCATAAAATGGATTTGAAAATGCTTGACCTAAGTTAGATATAAAAGGATTAGCAGGATCAAGATTTTGCATCTCAATATAATCATTAGTTTTTTCTACACCATATTGTGTTTGTGATAACAAATTTAAAGATGCTACTACTTTTCCTGCTACCTCTAATGAAGGATAGCTATATGTTTCATTTGTATTTGGATCACTTATTGAATTACCTTGATAATCAACAATAGTAAAAGTGCCGTCTGCTAATTGTTTTGTAAGGAATATATTGGGAACTGTTACATCAGGAGTAACTATTTTTGATGGAAACTGCTCAGGATTTTGTCCTTTGTTAGTATAATTAGAATATATATTTAAAGCCTCAACTAACTCTGATCTTTCATTAACCTCATTAACAGCATTAGCTCTAGCTTCTATTGGGTTTTGACCTGCATTAATATTATTAGTAGTTTTTAATTCAACTAAATTTAGTAGCTTAATAATATCGTTTTGAGGTGCACCTTCTAATTGACCTCTTTGCAAAGTATTATAAAAATTTATTGTTATTCTTAATTGTTCCTCTGCTTTTAAATTTTGAGCTTCTTGTGAATATTGACGACCAGCAGCTATTTGACCAAATGCAGCTTCAGCAGGGGCAAAACCAAACTCCCCTATAATTTCCATAGCTACATCGCCAACTCTTATTTCTTCTCCTTCTTCTAAGGTAGCAAGTTGTGCAAAGTATTCACCACTACCACCTAAAGTACCTTGTATTGCAGGTTGAGTAACTAATGAGTTCATTGCTTGTCTAGCAAAAATATTAGATATGGCTTTAGGTGCCATTAATTTAGTAGCAAACCCAAAAGATAAACCATCAAAAGAACCTATGATTGCACCTCTAGTTCTTGCATACTTTTCAGCTTCTGATACTAGTTTCTTGTCACTCATGTACCTAGCAACTGATTCAGGATCACTAGGATTCATGCCTTTCTTTACCATGTACTCAGTAAAAGAATGTGCTGCATCTACAGAACCAGATGTAATACCTGTTGCTGCTGCACCTGCTACTGGACCTAAAAATGCTGTAGTCAACACACCAGCAGCTAAACTTTTAGACATAGGTGCTAAACTGGTAGCTGTTACTTGACCTATTAAATTAAAAGGATCAGACTTAAAAGTTTCAAATGCTTCACCTGCACTTTCAGCTTCTGCTAATTGATTAAAAGAATCTGAGTAAACTATTTGATCTTGAAACTTCTGACTTTGATTTATAATATCAACTTTTTGTTGAACAGTTTTTTCTAAACCTTGTCTTTTTTCTAGCTCATTTTTTATTTCATTAAATGTTGGGTCTCTTTTTTGAAATTTTTTTTCTCTTGCTATGTCTTGTAAAATTTCTTCAGGACTTTTATCTTCACCTTGTATCTGTTTATTTAGTTCTTCAATCCTATCTTTTTGTTCTGTATTAAGAACTGGTAATTCAAGTAAAGTTTGAAGTTCTTCTGTAGCATTAGCATATTTAGGTGCTACTTTATAAAGGTCTTTTTGTGCTGGAGTTTGAACAAACTCCCTAGAAAAACCACTTCTTGCTATGTCAAGCAATGAACTGCGTTCTATATCTTCATCATCTATAAAGTCTGTTTCTAATGAAGATACTTCAGGCTTAGGTTGATTGTATTGATTTAAAAAGTTTTCTTTTTCTACAAGATAATTATCATCAGTTACATAATCAGGTAACTCATGTATTAAGCCATCATCTGTTTGAACATACTTAGGCACTTATACTCTCTATAACATCATTAAAGTCTTGCACAGAACTTTGAATAACACCGCCTGTTTGTTTTGTTTGAGGAGTAATACCTAACAGTTGGCTTTGTTTCGCTACAATATTGTTATAAACTTTATTGTAAGCATCTTCTTCAGACATACCTTCCTTAACAAGATTATTAATTTCCATACGAGTTGCAAATGATCCCATTTGTTCTGCTACAGTAGCAGCTAGTTCTTCTTCTTTACTTCCATAAGTTCTAATACCAGCAGCACCAATACTAGATTGATATGTAGTTGCTAAGTCTAATAATTTTTTAGGATCAATTACTTTATTTCCATTTTTATCAACAGTATAAATATCAAGAGATTCTATTGGTCCAAATTTACCTGCTTTTATTTCATCAGCTATTCTACCTACAGGACTTGTTTTATCTCCAAGACCTCTCATGTATTCTGCTGTTGCTTCTTCTTTTTCTCGTTTCAGTTGCAACTCAGCAGCTTTAGCTAAATCTTCTCGTTGTGCTCTCTCAAATCCAGCTTCAGCTACAAGACCTTCGATTTGTGTTTTAGCTATCTTATCTTCTTGTTTTTGTAAAGAATCTTCAGTCTTAGCTATCTGATTTATTAAGTTATTCATGTTTGCACCTATCTGCTCTGGTGTAGCAGATGTAGCAACAGCTATACCTGATTGTAATAAGTTAAGACCACCCATAAGTTTTCTTTGTTTATCTAACTTTTTGGGCATTAACTCTGATTGTAATTTGTAATATTCTTCTAATGCTTTTTGAGTTTCACTTTTTTCTCTAAAGTATCCTGACTCATCTTCTTCTGTATCAGGATCATCTTCTCTAAATGTAAACCCATACATTCCATACGGATCAAATGGCACAGTCATTCCTGATTGCATCCTTACAGGTTTTTGAGCCATTGGTGGCATAACAGGATTGGAGGATAAGCTCTGCGAAGATACTATATCTGCTATACCACCACTCGGCATATTGGTAGGTTGCATAGACATCATCATTTCCTCACGCATGGTTGGTCTTGGTGGTGTCTTTTCGTTTGCTGCCATACGACCTTCATAATCCTCACGCATTTTAGTTCTGCGTTGAATCTCTGACATAACTAAATACTGTGGAAACATACCACTAGGATTAGACATTTCTTGTTGAAGTCTATCGTCTGGAATTGATTTTAAATTATCTTCTACTTGTATTATGTTCATCTATTAACCCGTTAATATTTATCTACCACCACCGCCTAAGGCTTGATAAAGTCCTAAGCCACCTAGTCCAAGTCCTAACAACTGCTGTGTTGTACTAGGTCTAGGTTGATATTGTGAAACTTGTGTGCCCGGAGTTACAGGTAAGCCCTGTAATATCTGACTGTAAAATCCAAGCTGTTGTCTTGGAAAGGCTACTTGGTTTAAGAAGTCTTGATAACCAATGTCAAGTCCTGCTTGTCTAAAGTTTCTAGCAGTTTCTTGTGCTTCTTGTGCTGCTCTTAATCTATCAAAAGCTAATTGCTGTTGCATCGGTCCTTGTTTTGCAAGAAGTTCCGCAGAAGCTAATCTTCTTTGTGCATCAGCTTGTTGTTGTCTTAATCTAGCTGCTCTATCTCTTTCAAACTGTTGTTGTGCTTGTGCAAAAGAATCTCTTAATCCTCTAGCTTGTATATCTCCTTTTTGCTGTGCAAGATTTCTTTGTCGTTCTGCTTGTAAGATTGCTTCACGATATCCACCTAATCCACCTGCTTGTGTTGCTTGAGATTCAATTTGTTGACCAGTAATATCTGATGCTCTCTGTGCTTCTCTTTTTTCTATATCAGTTACAAGTTGTTGAAATGGGTCCATATACATAGATGCTATGCCTTGAGCTTCATCTCCTGTTCCAACTGTATCTAAAAAAGTAGGAACTGTTGTAGTCGATGGCATACCTTGTTCGTATAAACCACCAACATCTCTAGCAATCATAGAAGCATCTCTAGTTTCTTGAGGTCCTGTAGATAAACCTAAAGCAGTCTGTCTGCCTAATACCCTTTGTGCATTAGGACTTAAAGGTGCTAATCTTTGACCTGTATAAGTTCTGTAAGGCTGTAAAGACTCAGCTTCAGACCTTTGCATAAGCCTAGTGAAATATGGCTCTGCATACTCAGGTAAATTAGTTTGTGTTACTGTTGATTGTGTTGTTTGTGGACCACCGCCACCGCCACCTTTACTCATTATTAAACCTCTTTTCAAATACTGTGTAAGCCTTATTCCAACCTGACTTACCTAACCATTTCCAAAAACCAAATCTAGCAGTACACTCTATGCCACCACATTTATTGTCTATAGCCCATGCCTCTGCTTTCTTTAAAAAAGTCCAAGCCCAATCTTCTAAGTTAGCCCCACCTAAATATTGTATAGCCACCCTTTTACTTTCAGGATAATGCACAAACTCAGTTGTTGCTACACCTACTATTTTATTATCTTCTTCTCCAAAAATAACCCATAGCTCTTGTCTTTGTTCAACACATGAAACTTTTAAAGCATCTAAACTCCACCTACCATTAGATCGTTCAACAGCTTTTTCTAAAAAAGGTGTAACATCTTCCCATAAAGTATGCACATAATTTCCGGGAACTAAACTAACAATATAGTTTTTAGATGGTTTGTAATTAACTTTATTAATATCCTCTTTAATTTTTTTAGTCAACTCACTTGCTTCTATCATGCTGGTAATACTCTTCCTTTGTTTAATTCTTTAGGTTGCTTAGTGGTGTTAGTGCGTTCTTGTCTAACTCTATCTAACATTCCATCAAGTTCTTTTGCACCAGCATCAGATGAGCCATCACCTAATCCTGATACTACATCAGCAGGAATAATGTACTCTCCGGGTGATACAGCTACAGGTTGTTGTGTGCCAATCATCCCCATAACCTGATCATCCATTCCGCCACCCATGCCTTCTATCATGCCTTGTGTTTGCATAGAACCCATTGGGTTTAAAACTTGTTCTCTAATTTGCATAAATATTTCATTACCATATTTATCTATAAACATAGCTATAACTTCTGTGTTATTAGGTATTTGACCAAGTATTGCTTTTTGCACCATATCTAAATCTTCAGGCATTACAGTTACGCCACCTGTTTGCATATCTACTTCATAACCCATAGTTCTAACAACATCAGGTTTTTCTTTAGCTAACTCTTGAAGTCCTATAGCATCCTCAGGTATTGTCTTGCCATCATTCATTTCGTGAATAGCCATACCTCTAGTGACATCATCTATTTTTCTACCACTAGCCATTCTATCGCCACCCATAGCTATTGCTTTTTTACCTTTTAAATCTTCAAGAAAATCTGCACTAGCTTCTAATAAATCTTCTGCCATTGCTTGTTTATATTCTTCTGTTCCTAAATATGGATTACTTAAATATGGATTAGCATAATAAGCATTTTGTAGTGCATCAAAAGTTTCTTGTTTAGCTTGTGATGTTATTCCTGTACCTTCAGCAGCTTGATTCATAGTATCTACAGTTACATCTGGTGGTGGTGTGTATGTTGATGTTGTACTTGTTGTACCTGTTGTGCCTGTTGTGCCTGTGCCTATTGTTGCGTTAGTATCAGTTGTTGGTGAACTTGTAAAAGTTTCTGTTGCTGGTGCAGTCGTATAAGCATACGCTGGTGCAGTCGTAGCAGTATTTTGTGATGTATTTGGTGAACTCATATAATTATACATAGACATATCACCTGTTGTACCTGCATTATCACTCATCTGCACATTACGCAAAAAATCATAAAATGTATTATCTACAAAATTTGTACCATCAAAACCACCGGGTAATACAGAAGCAGGTCTATTACTAAAAGGAAAATAGTTAAACTCAGGATCAATTCCCGGTCTGTAATTTGATGCTGGAATAAATTGTCCTGTTGGTTGTATTTCACCTGTTTCTAAATTTTGCATTACAATTTGTTGTGCTGGTGTTACAGGTTGAGTTACTTCTGGATAAATAGCTGGTGTAAAATCTACATCTGCTTGACCTTTCAATATTTCTTCAAAAGAGGGAACTTGTTGACCATTAGCCATTCCTACTATTCCACCTTCTTTAGCTGATCCATAAAAAGGACTTCCAAAAGGTATTTGCTCAGGATTCATTTCATAAAGCCTTCTCTTTCTTTCTTCTTCTTCTTGTGCAAATTTACGCATATCTTCTTCAAACTGCTCTTGTGCTTCCATAACTCCTCGTGATCCTTCACCTAAAGCTATTGGTACATAAGATGCTGGTTGTGCTAATGCAGATAAAGTGTCTCCACTAAATAAATTTTTACCTATCATTCCTAATCTATCACCAGCACCTACATCTAATTTACCTGATGCTTGTGCTAATACATCAGCTTTAGTAGTTAAATTATCAGCAATAGCCTGATTAATGCCTGATAAATCTTGACCTAATATATCTGCTGCTTGACCTAAATTAGTAACATTTCCAGTAAATCCTGCCATTGCACTTTCTACTTGTGCTTGTGCTGCTTGATCTGCCAATGCTTGAGTTATTACAGGATTAGTTGCTACTGCTGATCCGGTTTGTTCTGCTGCTGCTTCTATAAATTCTTTTGTAGCTTGATCGGCTGCACCTTTAGTTCCTGCACCTATTTGACCTAAAACATTACCAATACCAAATCCTGTAATACCTGCCATGATTCCTTTTTTAAGATCACCTTCTGCTATTGCTGTAGCTAATCCTGAACCTACTGCACCTGCTACTGCTGGACTCATTATTCCTGAAAACAAAGCAGTACCTGCTGCACCACCTAGTAAAGGTGCAAGAAAAGGTAAAAACATTTCAGGCTGTCCTGTTTGTGGATTAATAGTCATTGGCATACTACTAGCTAAACCCTGTACTTCTATAGGGTTCATATGCACCAACATACTATCGCCAAAACGACCTGCGTTTGCTACTTGATTTGCTTGGTTTTTAAGATTTTCCATCTATCTTTCCTCTAAGGTTTCACATCCAAATACATTAAAACTCATATCTACTGCACTAGTATAAACTTTTAAAACATCTCCTTGATTTAAAGTTATTCCTATTACAATAGAAAATGAATCATTTGCTGCTACTGATTTATCATAAAATAAAAATTGTTTATCATCTGCACCTGCACCATTTACATGCACACTTAATCTAAAAGTTATTGCAGAGCCTGTTCTATTAGCTGCTACGATTGAGCTTACAGTTGTTTGAGTTTTATCAGGCACTGTATAAAGCACAGTAGTTGTAGTTGCTGCTGGGTCTAACTGTCCTAATACTTTTAAATTATCAGCCATGTTTTACACCCATTAATAAAAATTGATGCCTACGAACTGACTTACTAATGTTTGATTGTTGCATAGCTTTTAAAGTTCCTATCTCAGCATTTATATCTTGAATTGCTTGTTCAATAGTTCTTCTAGTTATAGCTTCATTTATTTCGTCATATTCTTGATTAGCTAAAGGTAAAGGTACACTTGTTTTTTCTGCCATTATCGTTTGCCATCCTGTCTAAGTTCTAATCTTAAATCACCTAATCGCCATCCAAAATTATCTGCTGTATTTTCTATTCTAATAGCACTTTGTCTGCTTCTTGCTCTTGTATTTGTAAAAGTTGAGTTAGGCGTAACTGCAACAGTTTGTAGTGTAGATAAACTTTCTAATGGATAGTTTCTACCTTTAATTACAAAATTAACTGTATTAGCAGTATCATCTGAACCTCTATATTGTAAATCAGGTATTAATTTAGATATAAACATAAATCTTTCACCATCAGGGTCTAAGTCAAAATCTGATGATTCTATAAATGCTGTGAATGACGATCCATCAGCACTATGTCCTACTTCATGGTTATATAAATAATTAGTATCAGTAGTATCTAATTTTCCAGCAGCAACAGGATGTTTTAATATATATGCTGGATTCCATGCTGTTCTTGTAAATCCATCACTTGTTGTACCTATAGTCCAAGATTGTTCTAAGTAGTTATAAGTTACATATCTATTAACTTCTTCAGAATCAGCACTTGGGTAAAACCATATAATTTCATTGTGTTGTGGTATTGGTGCTGCAAATATTTTAAATGCTTGGTCTAAGTTAATATCATCGAATATGTGATCTAATACAGTACAAGGCAATCTTTGTAAAGAACCTGCATATTGATAAAAGGCACCATTATCCATAAAGAAAATTGTATTACCCCCTGTTGCAACAGCATTAGGAGATATTAAAGACATACCTGTTGCTACCTCATTAAAGCTAAATGTAAAAGGTGCTCCAACAAAACGCATAGATACAATACCTGCATCAGTCCAAATAAGTATTTCTTGTCTTGTTTGTAATGCTCCAATAATTTGTGAGCCTGTAGAAAGTTGCACTCCACCTGCTGAGTTAGTTGCTGTAGGTGTCCAATCAACTGCATTTTCTGCATCTGAAAAACGAACTAATAATGGGTCTATTGTAGTTGAACCTATTGGATTACAACCAAATGCTATAACATGCCTATCAACATCTGACATCATTATTTGTAAGGCTTTTACTGGTGTATCACTTGCACCTGCTCTACTACTTGCTGCTACTGCTCTAGTAGTAACACCTGATGATTCATCCCAATAAAATAAAGCACCACCTCTAGCTAAACATAAACCATCATCACCAAAATTGTCTAGTGACCATAATCTTAATTGATTATCAGCAGTTAATGCTGTTGCAGAACCCCATGTACTTGCACCCCATGTTCCTACACCCCATCCAGTAGAAGAAACATAAGTATCTAACCCTACATTTATTTGATAAGCACCAACAGTAGAACTACCACCATTACCAGTATCTGATGAGTTTGCAGTTACTGTTGATCCTGAAGTATCTTTAGCTTCTACTGTATATGAATTGTCATTAACAATAGTAGCTATTTCATACTCTTGATTTAAAACAGAAGCTATTATATTTCCACCTAATGTAGCTGCACCACTAAAAGTAACAAAATCACCTTGTACTGCTCCGTGTGCTGTATCTGTGATAGTTAGTGTTGCATCTCCGTTAGATGCTGAAAAAGTAACATCTCCTGCACCAGTTGTTGATCTAATAGGTGTAATATCATTAAATATATTACCTTCTTGCACATATAGTTTTTTATGTGTACCTACTAAATTATATTGAGCTTGATTCGTATCTTTATATACATGAATTTTTCTAGCTGTACCTATAAATGAATTAGCAGAATTTTTCTCCCAACCACCTATTCTTTCAGGTCTGCCTTTTCTAAATCTAACTTTATCTGCATCAAACCAACCACCCTCATTAGAGTAGTTTGTTCCTTCTTTATTTATTCCGGGTTTGAAAACAAATTTAGAAAAAGGCATTTTACACCTCTGTCCAATCTTTACCTTGAAATAAAAGTGCCTCAGCTTCTCTGCGTCTTACTAAACCTTGTAAAACTTTACCACCTGCTTTATTCCAACGCTTTATTTGATTAGGAACTTCTTCATACTCTTTAGCATTTAATACTTTTAGCATTGTGCTGTTATTAAGATTTGTTGGTCCTAAGTTGTATGTCCATGATACTAAAGCATCAAACTGACATTGATCTAAATTTACTTGAACTGCTTTTTCTACATGCTCACAGTATTCATCAAGTTCATTTAATAACATATTGTCTGCTTGTTCTTTAGAAATTGTCATACCTTCTTTTACATCTTTAGTATGACCATAACCAATAGTCCATACACCAACTGCATCTTGATATGATTCTAATTCACAACCCTCAAACTTTTTAATTAAAGAAATACCTTCTCCAGATATATTCATATTATTCTCCTTTATCGCTGGAATTAGATGCTCCAAAATAAAACGAAATAACTGCACTTGCTAATCCCCCTAAGTATCCAAGAACTAAATTAATTAATGCTTCACTGTTTTGTTCTGGTGGTTGTAGTGTTACTAAAAATATATATCCAAGAAAACCACCGACAGTTGCAATACCCATAATTCTAGCTGTCCAATCTTTACTAAACTTACCTCTAGCATCTTTTTTATCTTCTGCTTCTAGCTTAAATACATCCACATCTAGTTCTTTCATGCGAATTTCAAAATCTTTTTCTGCTTGTTTTAATTGTAATAGTTGTTCAGGACTTGCATTGTTTATAGCAGTTTGTATGGATTTAGCATCAGAGTTACAGCCTAGTGTTTCACAAATAATTTTAGTTGCCATACCGCCTAATGGACCACCTACAGCAGAACCTAAACTTGGTGCTATTGATCCTACTACATTTTTTAACATGCCTTTTAGCATAAATTCTCCTATAAACTAAAGTATAAACTTGCCAATTAAAAATATTAATACAGCCATAACTGAAGCAACTAATACCATTTTATTGTGTTTGGTCATTAATCTTTTCTTTGATCATCTCTTTCTGCTTTAGCAATTTTATCTGTGTCTATTAAATTAGGCACACCTAAAATAGTTTTAATCATCGTATCTTGACGAATTATTTCGTTGTCTAAACTACGAACTCTATCTATTAATGCTACTAGAATACCATGCTGTGAGTCTAACTTTGTTCCTAATCGTTCTTCCATATTGGTTATTAACTCTGCTTGTTTATCATCTAAAGTATCTAACTTGGTTTCCATTCCATCAATAATTCTATTAATTAGTTTCCATATAAAAAAACCAAGACCTAATGCTGTTGCAATAGGAAATCCGACTTCATTAATAATTTGTATAAAATCATTCATCAATCAATACATGCAAATTAAGATCAATTAATTTCTGTCTATTTAATAAATGTTCTGCTTCTATGTCTTGTTTACTTTGACCATAATACTTAACTGCTAAGTATCTTTTAACCATTAACTCGTTAATATTTATGTCATCAACTATTATTTCCCCTAAAACACGACCATACTTGCCTTTAGAGTCTTTTAATTTTGATCTTAATATTACTTGCTTTCCGTTATTAATAGAATCTTCTAAAAACTTTGCAGCTAGTTTACCTCTAGCTTTTTCATCTTTATTTCTTGTTCTTGATTCTGGTGTGTCAATACCATAAAGACGAACACGACACTTGTGAAGAACAGAAAAACCAAGATCAAGAATGACATCAATAGTGTCGCCATCAACAACCCTAGTAACTGTGCAACCATATTCATACATTATCTTTTTTTGCCTTTGTGTAAACCATGACGAGCATGTTGTTTACCTGCTCTTGTGGCTGCTCGTTTCTTTTTATTGGCTGCTGCTAGTTTACGCCTACCCTTTGCAGTAGATTTTAATTTTTGAATTTGTTTTTTTGGTGCGTAAACTTCTCCAGTTTCAGATGATTTTTTTCCGCTAGGAGTAGTCCACTTTTGTTTTGTCCATTTTTTCAGACTTCTTTGTGATTTTTTTAGTGGCATTATTCTTCATATAAATTATTAAATGTTATTTCAGGGTCCATATAACTTTCATGTTCTTCCGCTGAATGTAAGTATTGCGAAGGTTTAAAGTCTGGTGGTCCCTCTCCTGTAACCCATAAAGCAGGGTTTGTAACTCTTACTCTATTATTTGGTAAAGCTATTACATTACCTTTCCATTCACAGTCCTCAGTTATATACATTACATGAGATTGTTTATGTTGTGCTGGACAATCTGCTATTGGATGATCTGTATAATCTACTGTAAATAAATACTTAGACTTATAAAACTCACCATCTATTTTTGCTATCCAAGGACTAGAACTAGTTCTATCTAATATCATTGTTGCATGATGTCTTGATTCACAATCCCAAGGCTGGGCTAAATGATTTTCCATAGGTTCAGGAAACTGATCCATGCTTATATCTGCTACAAGTGCTTGTATTGGCATCCTAGCCCACATAGCACCACCATGAACATTAGGTATTTCTTCTTCGTAAAGGTCAGCTTCACAACCCGTAAAAACAACTTGAAATGATAATGATCTATCAGGAATAGTATTAACTGCTATTGCTAAGGCATGTAAAAACTCACCATGATATTTTTCGTGATTGTGAGTAAATTCTTTTCTTACCCAACATTTAAAGTGAGGTATATTGTCTATAAGATAAGACACTATTTATACCCGCCACCTTTTGCTTTATATTGTTTTGCTAACATTTGAGCTTTACGAGCAGACCATTGACCGGGTCTGCCACCTTTTCCTCCAGCTTTAATTTTATTAAATAATCTTTTACGCATAGAAGGTTTAGTATAATTACCAGCTTCATTCACTTTACTTTTTGTCTTTCCACCTTTTTTCATGCTGATAGACTCTAAAATTTTGGCTTGACCTGCATGTGTCTTACTTGCTTTTTTTAAACCTTTTATTACTTTATTTAGTTTCTGTGCTCTGCTCATAATAATTGACTTAGTAATCCTATGCTAGAAGTTATCATTAATACATAAAGACCCCATATCATATTTTCTAGTCTAGCAAATCTAGCTTGTCCTTGATCTAGTCTTTTCTCTATGTTTTCGTAGCGTATTGCACATTCTTTTTCATGTGCTGCTACCTTTTCGATAGCTGATGTCATTTCTTTTTCTTTTTAACTCTTACTGTTTTGTAAGCCTCATTAACATCTGGTGTAGATTTATCATCC